GCCGCCGCCGCACTTGCTGAATTCCACTGCTTTCCCGGATTAAGCATTTCTTGGTTTGCAAATATTTTTGCCGTTCGTGAATTAATCCATTTCGGGTCAAGACCACCTTGAAACATTGCATTATTTAAAGCCTGTTCTTCATCAGGTGTTAAGCTTGACGTTCCACCAGAACCGCCAGCGGGCATATTTTTTGCCCTGGCCATTGCCGCTTGAGCCTGTAAAGTCTTCGCGTCTGCGCCTTGCTGAACAACACCAGCCTGATTATTAATTAACCCCGTAGTTGCGTTATTTTTATCGATCACCGAAGGAACGACCGCCGCTTTTGAATCTGCCGTTGTAACCGCGGCACCCGCTTTTGTTCCAGCAGCTTCGGATGTAGTTTTCTTTGCCTGATCTTCAATTTGTTTTGCTACCGAATATCCGCGATTAATAAGAGCGTTCGTAACAATTGGAGTTTTAATTGGGTCAAATTGTTCAAAACCCTTAACAGGAGAATCTTCACCATTTGCGGTATAAGTCCGGTTTATGGCGTCTACCAATACCGGCCAATCTTGACTCGCTGTAGGGCTTTTTGCATCAAAAGAACTAAGCATATCCGATAATATTCGATTGTTGTCCGCTTGCGATTTAAGAGCCTGCGCGCGCAATTGAGGCGTAAGTCGATTATTATAATATTCGGTTTGCGCTTTCTTAAACGCTTCGTCATTGTTAAACTTCGTCAACTCTTGCGCTTTGTCCGGGTCAATGGCATTTACGTCCTGCACTGCTTGAGGATTATACGTACCATTATCGGCAACCATTCCCGGTTGACCAAGAGCCGACCGCACATTCGTTGCCCTTTGCATTGCCCCCTGATTCGCGCGGCGCTGATCCATTGCGTTTGCCAACGAAACAGCTTTTCCCATTTGATCACTCGTGTAATCGGGAGACGGGAGACTTTGCTGTAATGGTAAATTATAAGCTATTTGATCCATAATTATTTCCTTATTGTTGCGGCCAATAGGTTTGACCGTTATCTAATTCCGTTGACCCGATAGGTTGAACACCGTTTCCGCTATAATTATTTGAATAAACAGAAGAAAGAGGAACCCCTGTCGTTGTAGGCGTTGTTGTAGGGGTTTTATTGTAATTCACAGCTGCGTTGCCTAAATTTTGCAATCCATTAGAAACCGCATTTCCAACCGCCATAGTCCCAGCCGCCCCGGCATTCGCTTGACCAATATCCGTATTCGCAACGGCCATTCCAGCCTGATTATAAATGTCGCTTAAGTTTCGACTTGCACCAACACCCATGTTTGCAAGATCGCTATATCGCCCGTAATTTTGCTGATTTTGCTGATTCGCAGTATTATAAACGTTCATTGCATTCGTCATTCCGGTTTGGCGATTTGTCGAATACTGATTGTAAGCATTCTGATTAGTAGCAAGGCCCAACTGATTTCCAGAAATATACCGTTGATACGCGTCATTATAATTCTGGTTTGCAACACCGGTGCCATAAGCTTGCATGGCTTTCATTGTTGCCCCACTGAGAAGCCCGCCACCAGCCGCAGCGCTATTCTGGACAGCGTTTAATCCTTGTTGTTTTTGAAAGGCATAGCCCGGATCAGCAGCGTAATTAAAAGCGGTTTGCTGATACGCTCCTGGTTGCTGTTCTTGGTCTTGGTAATTATATGACGGTGTATTAAAATCACCGTTATTTTGCTTTTGGCTTAGGGTTGCCGCGTTTTGAGTACCAATATCATAATAGGGTTGCTGATAACCCGCAGCTTGACTCGCATAGTTTTTAACGTCGGTACTCGCATTCGCTTCTCCGGCTTGCAATTGTTTAGCGGCCTTGTCGGAAGCAATCCCATTTGCAATTGCACTTCCCGCAGCCATGGCACCGGCAATAAGTAATGGTATCATGTTTATTTCTCCGTTGAAATATCACAAACAGCAGCAATAAGAACGGCCTTGTTGGGGTCGCTTAATGTTACCTTAAAAATTCGATCTCTCGACATTCCCATGCGCGTCCACTTTGCGCGGGAAATATATTCACCAACAGCCCCCAAAGTAATCCAATCTTCATCCGACCAATTAGCTCCCCCATTGTTTGACCACTGAAGCATTATCATGGGAACAATACCTTGAGAAGTAGGGCTTGTTGGGTTTGCAAGCCCTACACCACGCTCAATATCTATTTCTACGCCATTAAAATACATACGCTTTCGGTCTGCGTGAATATGAGAACCCACACGAACACGCCTTACGATTTCACCATTGTCGGTAAAATCATCGTAGGACAATTCGTAAATATTTCCATTCTGATAATCTCCGACGTAGTTCTTGCCATTAAAAAAGCATGCACAATTTACACGAAACCTATCCATTGTTCCTTTTTCAATATTCCAAGCTCCGCGTTCATGCCAAAGACCCGTGGTCAAATCAAAGCAAAGAGTTCTATTACCCTCAGTAAACGTGAGAATATAAAAATTATGCCCGCCCTGAGTATAACAAAACCCGACCGCGTCTTGAATATTTGGTAAGTTCTCAATGATAAAATCAATTGAAGGTGTGCTTATTTTTTGCGGTTGATAATTGGTTGAAGTCCACACTTGGCCATGTCCCTGAGCACTCGATCCAAGCCAGAAAATATTTGCACCATTAACCGCAATTGAATTAGGCGCAATAGTTCCATTATTGAATAGCGCACCATGAATACGCTGATAAATACCCGGCGTTGTTCCAGAGTCATAAAACACCTCAGAACTTTGATCACCTAATAGCCAAAGCTCGTTATTAATGGTAGCGAGTCCGCTTATATTATCCGGCAACCCTTCAGCGGAAAAAATGTTTGACGGATCCCAATGAAAACCGTCGTATATTTCAGAAATTCTAAATGTTTGCGATCCAATTTGATTGACAACAAACCGACCATTAATAAAAACCACATGGGAACACGGCACAAACTCGCCCGGATAATCAACAGGATTATTATTTGCGTCAACAATACCAGTCATTGACGAAACAAATATTCCACCGTCAATTTTTTTGAGCGTGTTCGTCGTTAAGTTGAACATATATCCATTGAATCCATCAACAATAATCATTCCAAGCCCTTTGCGTTGCCCGGAATCAGAACCATCAGAATTAAATATTATGCCATCATTCCCTGGCCCATTATCGGCAAAATTCACACGCGAAGTATATTTGCCATCCAATGTTCCACGTTCATATATTTTTCCAAACGCGGAAACCTCATAAAGAATGCTGCCAGCAACACAAAAAAACCTATCGTTACTTGTGGTATAAATTCCGCGAACCGGTTTTTTATTCGGCACGGAAACAAAAAGTTTTAACCCCGGTGTAGGATAAAGAACCAATGAAGCTTTTGCCTGTTCATTTGGATTGTAAGTTTCAGGATACCAATTCACACATTCTTGCGTATTCACCCCGCGAGAACGTGAAATATAAGTACCGTTCAAAAATCCAATATTAGGCATTATTTTTCTCCGTCAAAATCATCAGGACAAAAATCTTCATACCGCCAATCATCAAGACCTCTTATTTCGGCAGGATTTAAACTTGATGTACCGGCACAAATCATTAATTCCCCATTATCTTCAACAGTAAAAAGCATAAAGCCTTTTGACTTTAAAAGAAGTTCACTTGCTCGTAACTTAATTGTTTCATTAGTATAGGTTTTCATAATTACCAATTCCGATCAGAATAAATATTATACCCGCGCCGATTCATAAGCGCTGAGTCACAATCCAATTGCCGAGGTTCGTAATTATTAATCTGAATATCATGCTTTGCTTTTAAAAACAGCATACCAATTTGAGACGAATCTTTACCAAATTCAGGAGCCATCTTTTCGGCTAATCCAAGCGCAAGGGCATCCTTATAACCCGGAGGCAAGCAAACAATATCCTGCATGCCTGTAAACTTCTTTAATTGTTTCCATTGACTCAATTCAATGATGTACGCTTTATTTGGAACGGGCCAAAGATCAATTGTACCATAAGGCCATGAATGCACGAAATGAATATACCGAGGGTAACTTGATTGAACCGCTTTTTGGAATATCTCTTGATAGCGATCATTGGGTATTATTTCAAGCTTCCAATCATTGTTATATCCGGGAGTAATATCGCGAACAAAGCCGCCAGTTATACGAATCGGGTTCGACGTGAAGAAATCACAATCCTGAGAATCAGGCCCGATTTTATACGTTTGTTGACCAGCAACAAGTGCGAACGTTTCATTTAAAATCTGATAAACAAGAAGTCGGTCATTTGACCATTCATCTACCATCCAATTAAGTATTTGAAGGAAGTCTGCCGCTTGTTTTGCCGAAGGCGTTTCGCCAGCTTCGATTGCTTGCAATAAACGCAATGCGCGTTTAATAATATCAAGAACCACCGTATTCGGAAGCGTTGATCCGTCATTGCAAATATTCTTTGGTGCGTCAAAAACATCAATTACGGCTGTTCCACTCACGCCGCCATAGGAAGCGGTTACAATAAAAGACCCATTGCCAGTGTTTTCAGCAGTGAACAATCCATTTTGGTCTATTGTTCCACCACCAGAAACAGACCAAACAAAAACGGGCTCAGGCTTATAATCTTGGTTTGATTGATCTTTTGCATAGGCAGTAAATTGCAACGTCTGGTAGTTTTTAACAGACGCCGAACCTGGAACAATATCAATTTTAGTAAGAATTTGAGGGTAATCTTTATAATAACTTTTCCCATAAGGGAAGTTTTTCCCGTAGTTTGCCATAAATTATACCCTATCCTATACCAATTAATTAAATTTCTTTTATACGCTGCATATTGTCAAGAATTACAATTTTATACCCAAAACTTTCAACTGCCGATTTGTAACGCATACAATGACAACAACCATATTCTCCCCCATCATAATCAAGCATTGGCATTTTTGCTAAAATTTCAGTTCTCCACATTGTACTTGCTATACGCAAATAATTAATGTTGGGGGTTTTACTCCCATTCCAAAACAAACAAACTGCACCTACGTTTTTATTTTCATTTAAATACTTTTCTTGACATTCAAAATTATCAGCATATAAATGTCTGATGTCTGAATCGTTTACCACACAATAGCGATCAGCCAAATCAACACCTTTAACAATTTTGTCACGCCCTTCAAACTCTCCCTTTCGCTTGCACGAAGAAAACGGAGTATTCCAAACCAACTCAATATCTGTTTTTACAGTTTGATTGAGAATGCTTTTTTTAACCCTTGCATCAAGAGCATCTAAAATTGATATTGGAATGTAAGTTTTCATCCTTCGTGCATCACGCTCATCATGCGCCAGGATCCATTGTCATACATCATAATTGCTTGAACTGGCCCAGGACAATCACTTATTGTATGACCACCAATAATAAGAGACCACGTATTTGCATAACTGTTGACATATAACAATCGCCCTTCAATCGGATTTGTTAACGTAACGGTTAATGTGCCGGATCCGGTTGAGTTTGATGGCCTCCAGGAAAACCTATTATAATAACTACAATCAACAGTGTCCGTACCACTAACGCTTGTATTAATTTTGGGATTGTCGCCTACGGCCCCGATTTTATACCAAAACCCATTATCATAAGTGATAAATATTACAGTCCCAGGAGTTAACAACCCGGCGGGAGAAGCCAGATTGGCATTGGTAGCACCATTAACAATTCTAATAACTTCCCCTTCCTGTGGATTGGTAATTGTTAATGTCCGCGCCGTTGTTCCGCTACCCGCAGGGCGCCAAGAATAAGAATTATATGACGTTGCGTCAAAACTATCAGTACTTGTCGTTCCGGTATCAATCTTTTGGTCTTCAAATAGTTCAGATTGAATAATTTCGCCAGTATCACCGTTAAACTTTAAAACCTTTGGTTGATACCCTGGCGGAGTAGATACAAAATAGCCTCCAAAAACAGACACGCCAACATTGACACCATCGTTAATAACGCTTAAAATTTGGTTTTTATCATTATCATACATTTTTCCATGCTTATGCCCAGCCGTATCTTTAACTCCACCAATAGCATCCCCAACGGCACAATTTTCAATATCCTGAAAATGTTGAACCTCAAGCGGATCCCAACCCGATGTTTCGCTTCCATCGTTACCAGTAAATCCCTTGTTAGTATACGACATAATTAATTTCCTTTCACCGGTCTTCCGGGCTTTCTTTTTTCGGGTATATTTGCAGAAGTCCCGATAGGAACTTCGTTCTTCTCAAAATCAGTTGTTGGCGCATTGAATGGCACCAAATCAGGAACATCTTTTACACTTGGCGCAATTATTTGACCGCGAAGTATTTCCTGTTCTTCTTGAGCATTTCGAGCTGTTTTCCATACCAATTTATCCGAATCCAAATAAACTACTTTCGGATATTCGTGGAAAATATGTTCTTTCCCATTAATCATTTCTCGGCGCATTTATTTGCTCTCCGGTTGAGGTTGAGATAGTAAAAACTCGTGATAGTTTCCAATGTAAGCCTTTTGGCCTATATGGGCAAGATTAATTCTCGGTTCAATCCAAATTTCACCACCAATATTAATCCACCGGCGACAAAAAGAAACATCTTCTCCAATATGCTGTCCATCTCGGAAAGACGCTTCGAAAAATAACTGGCATTTATTATTTATAAAACTTTGACTCGAATCGGAATTTTCATAAGTCAAATGTGAATATTCTGCTTTAAAGCGCTCAAGACATTTTCTGGTAATTTTTAGAAAACCAGCAGAAACAAAAGATGCGCTGATAAGTCCGTTTTCATCAACAAGGGCCGTTCCATTTTCTTTATTATTTATCAATACAGGATAACTTTCCCATGAATTTTTCATAGGATAAGCACCACCTACAACATCGTAGGGAACTTTTAAAAGTGCTTCGATTCCACGAGAGGGCCAAGCCATGTCCGAATCAATGAAGATTAAGTCTGTCCCATCGCCTTCGAGAAATTTATTACAAATCGTATTGCGGGCGCGGTCAACATAAGAATCCCCCGATAATTCAAAAAAATCCCAATCGATACCAAGTTCAAACAACCTTTTTACCGTCTTCACCAAGCTTGTAACGTATGGCGAAAACGCATTCATCGAATAAAAAGGGGTCGCTATAACTACTTTTTGTTTCATAATTAAGAAGCGGGGAAGTTAATCCCCGCTCACTTTCTTCGATTAAGAAGCCGCCGTAAGACCCTGGTTTTGGATAACCGTAAGTAAACTGTTCAACGCCGTCGCAATACTGGTGGTTGTCGCCGTTGAGGCGGTCAACTGCGCGATATTCGCAGCCTGAACAACGGGAGTAACCCCGTAATGGCTAATTTTTGCCGTTGCACTTCCTCCAAAGGTCGATCCGCTCGGAGCGCCTTCGCCAATCTGTTCGATATTATTTCCACCGACTGCCATGATAAATTCCTTTCAAAAATTGTTTAACAAAAAAAAAGCAGGGCGGCGCAAACCGCCCCAACTTATTTACTTGCCGACAATGCGGCAAGCCAACTGCGGATACATTAACAGCCAGCCGTAAAGGGCATCAATACGCGCAACGAGATTGTCGTTGTTAATATCGTACTGGCGCACAAGCCGCAAAGACATTCCGTCATGAACTTGACGTTCTGCCATATCCACACCACGGGGCAGAATCAAGTCCGCAGTTGCAAGAGCAAATGCGTCTTTGTGGAAAACGAGGTTATGCGGATATGAAGTCGATGCAACACCGATAAAGGTAATCACCGCGCTTCCATCCGGCACATTGGTTACGGTCTGATTCGCACCCGAAGTGAGAATCGACGGAGAAATCGTCAGTGTAACCGCCGAAGCAGCAGCCGTAGCCGCAGCCGTTACGACAAACTTCTGAGTCGTTCCCGTATCTTTCTTCGTTTCCCAGTTCACCGTATTTACCGGCGTACCAGTAGAAAAGTAAAACACGTCACCAGCCGCAAAAGTCCAACCCGTGGTCGTCGCACATGTAATCTGTGTTCCGTCAGCAGAAACAGAGGTGTAGGTCGTTCCACTTCCGATAACGCGAGAGCCAGTAGTGAACCGCGAAACACTCTGATCCATTTTAAAGTCCATGCCAAGCGCTTGTCCGATAGTTCCGTTTTCGTACTGGCGACCGATTGCACTTTGCGGATTGAACAACCCGGAAAGACCGGCAACCGAAGAAGCTTGTGCGAAAGGGCTCAGAACCGCAGTGCGTTCGCTTTCAGGACACGCATAGTTGCTCAGGGTCGCCGAAGCGTTGAGAAACACATCAGGAGCTTTTGCATCACCCGAAGACGCACCGCCCGGATCAGTTCCGGCAACACCGACAAGGTTGTAAATGCTTGAAGCAAGCTGCAAACCATCATAATCTATCGTCGAGGCCAACAAAAGCATTGCGGGCCGGATATAACGATCTGAGAATTCATCGATGGACAGTGAAAGATCAGCCGTCGTAAAACGCATATCAACATGCTTTTGAGTCGATACGGTTAATGTGGCATAGTCTTCAACGGTATCCTGAACAGCAAGAGCGGGGCCGGTTGAAACCGTATAGCGATTGGGCTTACGGATTCTCAGGGAAGGCCCGATTTTGCCGGACGGCGACGCTCCGCTATTGGCGAAAGAGTCGTCGTATGACCGGGTAACCGCAGAAGCAAATTTGATGCTGTTATGCAGCACCCGGAGAGCTTCCTTGGTTATAATTGTTGGGGTTAAAATCGTATTAGCCATGATCTATAATCCTTTCAAATGTTTTATCCCCCAACCGTTTTCAAACAGCGGGGAATCAATATTGTTTACCTAACTTTTTTCGTGCATCATTCCGACGCTTCATAAATTCATCAATAGGCACTTTGTCAATATCGGTCTCAACAATAGCACCGTCGCTTTTCACGGGTTTAATCGGAGCCGGAGCGCCCGATACTTTAGGCACAACCTTAGGAGCTGGAGTGTCGGTCTTATTAGCGGTTATTTCCGCTTCTATCCGCGCTTCAATTTTTCCAAGTTCCGCCGCCGCCCGAGCAGGAGCCATGGTCATTAACCGCTGTGCGTCTTCAGGATG